AATAGCTTCACCGCCAGCTGTCGCAACGACATAGGAACTATCGAGGACATCAAAAGACAACTCTCGGCGGGATGAATACTTTGTGTGTGGCTTCAGGATCTCAGGGCAGTTCTCATGGTAACGCTTGGTCATGTCGAACAGCGCACGTGTTGAGTCACTGTGGTGGGTAATCACCAGGGCTTTCGCAGCTTTGCGCTGGGAGACGCTGAAGTACAGGTAGCCGCCCACGTAAGTAGACAGGCCCTGTTGTCGAGCCTTCAAGATGATCACTCGGACTTTGCCTTCTGTCTCTAGTTGCTTAGTGACAGCGTCGTTGAGGATCTCTTGGGCTGGTTTCAATTTGAGGGGCGCAATGTCACCCGACTTAGTGCGGATCTTTAGTGCGCCCTTCGCGTAGAAGCTAAAGTCAGTATACAGACGCTTACGGACCTCAGCCAGCTGCTCCTTGGTAGCCATCGTCGGCTTAGTCTTGGTCGTCACCGTCATTGGTATCTAGCAGTGAGCTTAGGAACTCCTCAGCTTTACCGACAGTGATCTCTGACTTAGCGACAGGTTTGACCTTGGTGAAGTCCAAGATCAATTTGGCTGCTTGAAGACGATCACGGTTGTGTACGGGTGTACGCATGATTTCCACTGCGGTTTCGAGTGCTTCCTCTGCGCGTGGGTCTTCGATGTCATACTCTTTCTTCATGATACTTACCGCCCTTTTGGCGTCCTCTTTTGCCTTGTCGACGACTGGCTTGATGGTTTCCTTACTGTGTCCGTCTGGAACTCCGAGGGGTCTTCCCCCCTTGTTCTTTCGGTTCTTTAGCATTTCGCGGAACTTTGCCCGTCCCTCGGGTGTCGTGTGTTGCAGTGCCAGAGGGTTTTTGTGTGCTGGTCTGGCTCGACCTGGCATTAACTTTGGCTTTGCTGGTTTCTTCTTTCGAGGTTCGTTTGGCGGGTGACCCATCTGTCGTCTCCACTAGTTTGTTTATGATAGACAGTGTCTCTGGACATTGTTTGCAGAACACTGGTGCTGGGATCGCTGATGCAACCTCACGCAACACAGTGTCCTGTTGTGCTTTGGTTAGGAGCTTTGATGACTTGACGACATCAATAGCCTCTAGGATTGGAACCAGGTCCAATGCAGTCTTTAACATTTTGCTCTCCTTGGGGGTCTTAGGCTTGTGACAACATGCCTGGTGCCATTGGCGCGTTTAGTGCGCCTGGTGGCATCTGTTGTTGCTGTTGTCTCTCGCGCTCGTCGTCTTCTTCACGCTGTGCCATCATTGCTGCGACGACAGCCGCGACGACTGCTAAGGGGTGACTAAAGAACTGAATCTTTGGATCTTTGGCTTTGTTAAACTCAGATCTGATCAATGCAGATGTCTTTGGCATCACTTTCTTAGCTAGTTTTGGGTTCATCAGATAGACCCAGACTGGATCAACCGCTGTTTCACGGATGTTTTCCATGTATTCAGCGTAATCACTTAACTGCTGTTTGTATGTGAACAGTTCTGATTCACTTGCGCCTTCTGCCTTTGCTCTGTCGTGGAACTGTATCAGCTTCCGTACATTACGAACTGCAACACGCTCTTCAGGTTTGTTAGTTGTAAAAGCATCTAAGTTAACCTGTATGTTTGCAATCTCTTCCAAAATAGCATCACGCTGTTTCTGGTTAGATTTCATGACAAGTGGTAACAAAGCTGACCCAGCAAACGAACCTGGTGATACACTGTCATTTGTACGACTGACAGGGTTAGCAAATGACTCACCCTTCGACTGTAGTCCACCGTCCATGTTACCTAGGGTCAGGCCATGTGATATCTCATGTAAGAGATACATCAGTGCCTCTGTGTCACTAACCTTTGAACCATCAAACTTCTTTGCGCCTGGGTTCAATGCAAACACTAGCCCCTCAAAGCCTTTTGCCTTTGGACTGACATAGAACTTATTAAATGGATCTAGTTTTGTGCCTCTGTAAAAGATTGCAGCCGTATTACCAGCACCAGGAAGACCTTGTCTGTTGATTTCTTTATTAAGGGCCTCCATTGAGTCAAATAGACGTACTGTCTGACCCATCGCCTTCGCAAGCTCTAGTGCAGCTTGGACGTCCTGAATACCATTTTCAAACTCACCGCCCTTTTTGCCAACTTGGTAAGCTGGACGATGACGGGCTATTGCTTGCTTAATACGCCCGAGCGTTGTGAGGGATAGAGGGCCGCGAGGCTGGGATCCTGTTGTGTCTCCGCTGCCAGCTGGGCTTTCAGTTCCTCTTGAGAGGGCTGGGAAGAGGGCTGGCTCTCCGCTAGGGGCATCAAGGGTGCGTCCATCGGGAACTGTTGGACCTTGCTGTAGTTCCGCATTAGCTGTTCGAATTTGCTTCCCATGTTCTTTTGCCTTTTCTGCTAGTGCATCTAGGTTGACGCCTTCACGTGTATACCAAGGTGCATTTCCGCTTTCAGTTACCTTGAACTTGGTTGGTACAACTTTGTTCTTTGGCTTCTTGATGTCCTCTAGGAACTTCTGGAAGTCAGGAACGGTAAACTTGAACTCACCATGACCAGGTACTTCATATGTAAACATTGGCACGCCGTTTTCAACACCGTAGCGTGCACCATAGGCATATGCACCATATTCACCTTCTTTGGCTGTTACCCCTTCGAGCGGGTTTGGGTCACCTTTTGCACGTTTCAGTATTGCGTCAATTGTACCGTGAGATGCCTCTTGCTGAGACGATGCTACCCAGGTTTCCCAGTGGTATCGTCCCACAGATGCTGCATCTGGTCGACCTACGTCGCTATAGATTTGCGATAGGCGGTTCTGTAGTGACTTCTCCATTGCTTCGTAGACAAGAAGCCCACGTGCACCATATGTCAGGCTAGACAGGGCAGATCCTGTGACAGGTTTGCCATCTGATTTGTATCCGTCATACAAGTTAATACCTGAGAAACGCCCGTCGTTCCACATTTGACGCATCTGTACGCGGTCTAGAACCATAACGTCGTCATAGCCAGCAACTAGAAGTGTAAAAGACACAACCTTGTTGTCGATACCGACGCCCTCACCCATACGTAAGAACTCACGACGGACTTCTTTACCTGTGGTGTTAGGATCTGACATCATGTCATGGATTACCTGAAGGCGGGAACGTCCATCGCCCTTACCAGCGTCCTGAGACATCTTCATTAAGAAGGTATTACCAAACGCATTTAGGTTGTGAGTGGCACCCGCACCTGGTTGGCCTGAGCCTTTTGGCGCAGCTGACTTAGCCCACTTCTCGTAGTCTTTGATGTTGTCAGTAAGTGACCCACGGTTAGACTTACCAGCCGCCATGCGGATCCATTCTTCGATACCGTTGAAGGAGTCCATAAAGAGACCTTCTTGAGTGTACGGGCTTACGCCGCGCGATAGGAATGACCACAAGAACAAACGCCCTGTGTCTTCAATACCAATTTCACCATTTGTGTATGCTTGACGAAACTCGGCTGCATTACGGAAACCGTGATCGGCATCTGCAATTTGCCCTGGTGTCAATGTAGACAGTAGTTCTTGTGCACCGCCGTTGTTCAAGTCTTCGATGAACCCATGTGGCTGCACTGGCACGTCTTTTGTCGCCATTGCGTCACCCAACATGGATGCCCATGCTTCAGATGACCCTGCGGGATCTTCATGACGCGCTAGTACCTCATCGATGCCGTCAATCTGGCGTGATGCGTTCTTATTGTTTGTGCCAGCGAGGACTAAAGGTTTACCTTCACGCGTAGTAGGTGCCTCAACACGTAGGTGCGGCAGTAGGCCATGATTAGTCTGGCCTTCAGGTGCCTTTATCTGTTGGTGAACAACAGGTGTAGGAGCCGATAGAGCCGCTGTCTGTACCGTAGTAGGCGCAGGGATGTCTGGATTGATCGCCTGATCAAACTCAGGCATCGCGGGTGGTGTACGGTTAGCCTGTTGACGTGTCACACGATCCACATACGGTTTCACGTACGCATCAATGGCTTCCTGGGGTACACCAGCCTCTTCTAGCTTCTGCACTTGTTCCTGTGCGGCTGCTACTGGGTCTGAGCCTAGGTTGTTCGCTAGAACATCCAGAGATGTAATCAGACGTCCCTTTTGTACACGGTTCAACTCAGGATCTGTAGTAACACCCTCGACTAACTCAGCGTTCATCGCCTGGTTGGCCTCGATGCCACGGTTGTAGTTTTCCTGGGTTGTGAACTGTGGGCCAAACGTCTGAGCTTGCACTGGGTTGGCTTCAGTCGTGCTGATGGCTGGCGGCTGGCCTGGTGCAACTGGGTCTGCCAGCATTGGGTTGCTCAATGAGTTCGGTGGGCGAACCATTGGGACATACTCTGGGTTCTCTTGTTGGAACTGACGTACCGCACGGATCAGTGGACTTAGATCCTCAATACGACCACCTGTGGCAACACTCTGCTCATACTCTTGGATCGCACGGGTCAGCGCAGGGTTGTCATTGCGTCCCTTCAGTACACGTAAGATACGGGCGACACCATCACGTGACAGCCCTGTGGCATCTTCCATAGTGAACTGTGGACTGCCTGGAGTTGCAGGGGCGTCCTGTTGTGCCAGCTGTAGGTTCAACTCACGCTGCTCTGCCTCACGTGCAGTGCGTAGTGCCTCTTCACGCTGCTTTGCGTCTTCATCGGCCTTCAGCTGCGCTGCGGCTGAATCACGTAATGACGGTGCAGTAGGTTGCTGTAGACCAGGAGTTTCTACGTTGCGACGTACAAACTTGTCGATCTGACTGTAATTGCCTGTTAGTTTGTCAATTGCTCGACCACCCTGCGAGGCTGCTGCCTGGCCCAAGAGGCTAAGACCACCAGTTTGAAGGGCTGCACCACCAGTTAACAGTGGACGTAATAGGCGTTCCGTGGCGACAGCACCTTTATCGTAACCAACCTTGCTTCCAAAGATGGAAAACTGGTCTGTGAATGCTGAAAGACCGCCCTGGTAACCACTGTTGTGCAACTCAGTTAGCTGATTCAACTGTAGGATCAAATTGACGGCTTCTTGGCCTTCTCTTGTGTCCCCTGCTAGTGATATCAGAGCGTCTAGCTCCTGTTTACCGACAAGATTCTTGGTTTTGTTACGGCCTTCACGATATGCAGCCTGAGCAAGGATCTTTTCTGACACACTTTCAAACGTATCTGCCTGGTTTGGCTTCACGCGGGACTTCATGTCAGCAAATCGCTGCTTTAATGCTTCGGTAAGCTGTACGTGGGCTGTGTCAACGACAGCACGGGCACCTGTAGCCGACGTTTTGTCGACGTCTTTCAGGTTCCAATCAGGGTTTGCGTCTGTGATAGCTTTAAATGTACGCGCTAGGTCGCCAGCTGCCTGTCTTTGTGTGTCATTTAGGATGTCTGGGTCTTTAAGTGTGCCATTCTTAGTGTATAGAATAGCGGCTTCGCCTGGTGTTGTAGCAAGTTCTGCTACGGCCTCTAGTGCAACTTCTTTGGCTGACGTGATTTCACCATCTAGGGCAACCTGTGATGCAGCCTCACCCGCACCACCTGTGAAAGCCTGTTTACCACCTTGCAGTAGTATACCACCGCCACCTTTCATGCCGATAGCTTCAAATGCACTAATGATGGCTGCTTTTGTCAGACCACGTTTCTGGGCTTCAGCCATAATGTTGCCATTGTCGATGGCCTCACGGATAGCCTGGGGATCTGACACATCGATGTCTTGGTCACGTAGGAAACTCATGACCTCACCACCGTATTCACGAGGTGTTGATGCAGCAATCATGATACCCGCGCCCAACAGTGGGTTACCTGTTACGACAGATGTACCTATACCAGCTGCCATTGCTGGACCAGTCTCGGCTGCGGTCTCACCAATGAACGCAAGTGCAGCCATAGGATCTTTGAATGACTTACGCGCCCAATCCATGACGCCCTCGGCATCCTGGAAGTCCTGTGCTCCGCGCTGGGCTGTTGGGGACATTGGAAGTGCGACACGGTCAGCCTCAAGTTCTGACGCACGTGTAAGGGCATCCTGGCCTGTCTCACGTACAGTATCAAACTTACCGCCTGGTGCACGGTAGTCGGACTTTGCAGCCTCTGCACCGCCGACCATCGCTTTTAACTTAGCTACATTCTGTGGCCCTAGGTCAAAGTCACGGTCTAGACTATCAAACCAGCGATTAAGTTCTTCTTCGTTTCTTACACTACCTAAAGCTCGGAGTGTACCATCGCGCTCCATCATTGCTAGAGCATCCTTAGGTACAACAATGCCTAAAGCACGTTTGATTGTCGTCAATCTATCGACATCCATGCTTTCCAAGGTGTTTGCAGCGTTGGTTGCAATACCCGCTTGAATACCCTGCTTTGTACCAATGACACCACGCTGGAAAGCGCGACTGACACCAGTGCCTGGGGGATTTACTGGGGCTTGTGCTTGGCGAGGCCCTGCGGCTTGTAGCATCTGGAAAGCCCGAGCGACTTTGTCAAACTCTGGGGTACCCTTCTTGTCCTTGTTTTGGACAAGCCAGTTTGCATAGGCTGTCAAGTTATCTTGAGCCATAGAGAACCTCTAAATGTAGGAAGTATTAGGTGCCGTCAGGCGTGTTACCGTTGACGATAGAGTTAGCTTCATCGATCACTGACTGATCAACTGTACTTGTGTTTGGATCAGCTAAGTCAGCATCGAGAGGTGCATCAGGATCAACCTGAATACCATTCTGAAGTCGATTGAGGATCTTCTTCTGTAGTAGCAGCTGACGGTCCAACCATGCTTTCCAGACAACGTCGTTACTGTCTAGGGTCGGAGCCTGTGATGCAAATAGTTGCATTTCGGCATTAGAGATAGCACCCTTGGTTTGGGCTACACGCTGCATAACGCTGTCTAGACGTACTTCCTGCAAGAATAGACGTTTTGCTTCGTCCTCGTTGCCGACAGCGCGTCCTGTCAGGCGACTTGCAATAGCTGCCCAGTTAAAACCAGTCAAACTACTGTCTGGGTCCTGTGTGAACATGTCGCGAGCAGACTGAAGTTTAGCAATAGCTGAACGGACCTCACCAATGGCCTCTGGATCCCCAGATCCACCAACAGAGCCGCCTGAGTTCATCTTACGCATCAGATCCTGACGACGCTGGTCTTCCAGCATCCGCGCCTGTTCAATTTGCATACGCTCCATGTCAGCCTGGCGGTTGTAGTCCTGGATGTCGCCGTAGGTACTACCCATGGCATTTAAGACACCTAGTGCGCCATTGTTTGCAGACTGACCAAGACCAGATGTTCCAACGCGGATCAATGCCTCGTTCATACCAATACGATTATCTGGGATCATAGGCATACGAGAGGATCCACGCGCGTTACCTGTAGCGCCTTGGAGAACTGGTTGAGACTGGGGCTGACCCTGTGATAATACAGGTTGCCCTGGGGCAGCTGGGGTGCGCCCTAGTAGCATATCGATAATATTAGCCATTACTTAAAGAACCCCCCAATGAAATTGCCGATCTGGGGACCATAGTCACCACCAAATCCAAAGCCAGCTTTAGCACCGGCAAGTGTTTCCATCATTGGATTGACTTTGTTGGCCTCGTAGTTCCCTTTGATCTGGTTGCCAGTCAGGAAGCCCATGTAGTCTTTACCAAGGTTGTAGTCATAGTTGTTCAAGTAATCGAACTGTGCACGATCAGCGTCTAATGCAGCCTGATCGTAACCCTGTTGATTAGCACCAGCACCTAGCGCCATGTTGCCGCCAGATGTCGCTACGTTAGCACCTGTAGTAAACGCATTGCCTAACGTGTTGTTAGCTGCGCTTGCACCACGTAGAGCATCCATAGATTGACCAAACTGTGTGTTACTCTGGTTTAAACTTGCGTTGCGTAGGCTGTTGAAGACATCAGATCTGACGTCAGCCATGCGGTCATCATATGCACGGTTAGCCAGGGCGTCAGCGACACCAGCGCGGCTAGAGTTTACGTTGCCGGATCCTGATGCCATTTTGTTGATGCCAGGGAGTGTCTGCTCGTTCAACTGGCGTGTGCTGTCGCGCATCATGGCTTGAACGATAGGGTTCATGTTGTCCATCGCGTAGTCTGTCGCCTGGGACATCATGTCAGGGCGGTTGACCATACCTGAGTATTGACCGAAAAGACTATTAGCGTTGTTTGCGAAGCCACCAGCCTGGTTCATCAGGTTCTGACCGATGCCCATGTTTGCAGTGCCCATGTCGTACAGAGCAGTGTTTGCTGTGGTCTGCATGTCGTTTGGACCAGCGTAGAAGCTGCCTTGGTAGGGTCCAGTTTCCAACATGTTCTTGTAGGTATCAGTGACACTCTGCATGTTGTCCTTAATGAAAGGCATCGCTGCGTTCATGTACTGGTTGTTCTGCTCGTTCATGCGCTCTTGAGCGGCACGGTCAGCTTTTGCACCTTTGTTGGCAAGTAAGCCGCCAGCGACAGCACCAATGATTTGGCCCCACATAGGCTTCTCCAATCGTTATTTGTTTTTGTTATACCTGGACCCAGGTGGATCCGTTGTAGACAACCAGTCCACTGAAACCATTACCTAGTGGGTTCCAGGGGGACACGGCGTAGCGCACCATGCCCTTCTTTGGTTTGTCTGGGGGATTGTCTGACACCTGAATAGTACCCTCAATCACACTCTTGACCGCATTCTCGATAGCCTGGAGTTCCTGTGCTAGGTAGACAATCAGACTGGCCTCTAGGGAAGGCACAGGGCGCCGTGTGTATGTGTTGAGTGTTACGTCGGTTACTTCATTCGTCGCCATGTCTAACGTCTCCCCGTCGCTATTACATCAAAGTCAAAACCAGAGACGGTGAAGTCCTTGATGTCTGACGTCTCGATCTTGTAGCTGAGGTATCGACCAGCGGATCTGGAGTCGATCTTGTACTCTGTGTCACTGTCGAAGGTATACGTCGTGTCGTATGTGGGGACCTCAGTCGCAATGTCAGCTGCACCCATAGCAACATCAAATGTCTTATCTGATGCAACTGTAGAGAACTGAGGGACCATCTTTCTGATGTTCTTGTAGCCTGTTAGCGGCAGCTGGATTTCGTCTAGATCAATTCCCACGCGCTCTAGGCGTATGCCTTTTGTTGCATTGAGATCCAGAGGCTCAGACAGCGCTGAGTTCTCGTCGATGCCATCGAGGCCATAGAGCTTGTGGTCGCTTAGGTTATCCGTAGTGGACTGTTGGCCTAGCATTAGGACGTGACGTGTGAAACCAGCGTCCTGTGCGGCGTAGGTACCACCAGCTGTGTCATAGGTTAGCGTGGTGCTATCATAGGATGCCACTGTGTCGACGTTGGCACTTGTGCCTGAGTAGACGTTAGGGAGATCCAAGAAGGACCAGGTGTTGTTTCTGTAGTTGTAGACAGCTGCTCGGTTACACCCGTCGCCATCTGTGAACTCTACCATGTCGTCGCTGCTCTTGTAGCAGAAGTAGATCTCTTCACGTGCCTGGTCGAACTGTACGAAACACCTGTCGAACTTACTGGTGTCGATACTGGAGAAGACAAAGTCTTTGATACGACCGTCAACGATGGACTGGCGGGTGACACCATCGGTCACATAGATGTCCTTCTGGTCAAACACGTAGTGCTTACCCTCGACTTCCACGATGCAGTTCTGATTGACAACACCAGCGTCACTGAAGAGCTTACGGAAGTTGAATATGAAGGTGCCGCCAACGAACTCCATGAGCCAAACCTGGTCACTAGAGTAGATCAGGAAGTTAGAACCGAGGGTCTGACCATCGATGATTGGGGTGTTCATCTGTGCTAGGTCGTTGAACCCAGCGCTCTTGGTGACATCTGTCTCGTCCCAGGTGCTGGGGGCGTTGTTAGCTAAAGCAATATCTGAGAACCTAACGCGGGTAGGGAACGC